TTTTCAAATAATTTATCAACCTTAGCACACAATTGATAGTTGATATGTCCTTTAATTTTAATCTTTTTAAACTCCTCAAACCTACTTTGTATTAGATGTTTCTGATATGGTTTGTTTATATCTTCCCATGTCTTAGTATAGAAGTAATCATATATCGAATCATCTAGATATGGGACACACAATATCTTGTTATACTCTTTACAGAATTGTTTTAATTGTAGATACCCTGCTGGATTTGGATTATCTTTAAAATAACTTTTTCTAAACTCTTGCATTTTTTCTAGAGTATGTTTAAAGTGTATCATTGCTTTTTTACTTACTCCGTAATATCCGTCTGCAGCTAGACCTGATAAAATATACTTCTCTTTGATTATAGGAAAAGTATAGATGTATGGCCAAGTACACTCATATTGAGTTTTCTTTTTACAATTGTATGTTGATGCAAGTAATTTAAAATCATTTACTATATTGACTTCTGGTAAATCAATTATTGTTATAGGAACATTAAATATATCACATATCTCTTTTGCTTTTGTTGAGTCGTATGTGTCTTGTCCAAATGGTTTGAATGTATAACAATGGACTTTCTTTCCTAGTCTTAATGCTGTAAATAATAAAGTACAACTATCAGTTCCACCACTCATTAAGATAGCAACTTCATCACCAACTTCATTTTCAACAATAGTTTTAAGTAAATTATCTATCATACAAAAAAGTCCTCTAGGGTTCCCTGTGTACCATATGATCTATCAACTTTCCAATTCATCTTTTCAATAATATAGTTTAATGGTTCTACAAAAGACTTTTCAAATTGTAATTCATAATCAACTTTAAAGTTTAGTTCCTTTGGAAGTTTTGTAATAAACGCAATCGATGATGATTGATATACATTAGGAAGTTTCATGTATAAGAATTTAATCTTATCACCTTCTTGAATAAAAGGATACTTACCATTTAAGTTTTCTTTTTTAATTAAATGATTATATAATATTCCACCTTTAACATGAATAGGAGCACCTTTTTTAAATAGAGAAGAATGATCTGTCCATTTTCTTAAACCATTTATACTTCTAGGATACGCAACTAGTTCAGGTGGTAATGTCATAAACTTTTTTCTAAAGTCTTGAATAAATGTATTCATGTCTTTTTCATTACCTGACATTAATATCTTTAACGCCTCTTTAATTTTATCTCTACAAGCCGCAGGTGTGGATGATTTAACTGCTTCTATTCCCATGATCTTGAGTTCTGGTTCTTTATATCGAACACCTTCAACATCCCAAGCATTTAGAATATATCTTTTCTTTGCTGTCCATATACCTTTGTCTGCGATTACTTCTCGTTTCATTTGCATTTTTTGATCATATGCATTTAGATAATCTGCAAGTTCTTGATATGACTTATCAATAAAAGGTTCAATCTTTTCTTTTGCAATCTTATTAAGAAAGTCAATAGGATTTTTAGGATTAAGCATTTCAATTAGTTTATCAAATGTAATGTAAACTGAATCTGTATCAGATGCCAATACATAATCTTTATCTTTAGTTTTAAGTAAATCATTCATGTATTCATTAATCTTGTTTTCAATCCAACGAATAGATAATTGACCTGAAGTAGTAATCGCTTCTGCCATTGTGTTTGAATAGTATCTAAACCAATTGTTTCCAATCGCACCATAAGCAGAGTTTAGTGAAATCTTTTTTGCCATTTGAATATTATTAAACTTAGATATTTGTTTAATATATTTAGCATCTTTTGTATTTACATAATTTTGTTTTGCCTCTAACATATATTGTTTATACTTAACTCTATCTTCATACATCTTTGCCATGATCTCTGGTAAGAAACCTTGTTTCTTTGTATTGAACAAAGCACCATTAGGTGTCATCGTCACATTATCAAGAGCCTTAGTATCAACTTCTTTATTAAGAAGTTTATCAACTGACATACCTGGTACCGTTTTTTCTGACTTCATTGTTTCAGGTGAAATATTATATTGCATTATTAAATGTGGATACAATGAGTTCAAGTCAAAAGACAATACCCATTTGTGCATACCAACTTGTGGTTCTTTAACATATGCTCCAGCATACTTACTACTCTTGTTAGTAGTTTTCTTTTGTGGAATAACAATACCTTTGTTCATAAGATAATTATGAATTAGAACATCCCAATATCTAACTGAACCTAGAACATCTGTATAATTTACTTTTGCCTCATATGCCATGGTTAAACATAGTTCAATTAGTTTCATCTTGTCTTCTAATGCATCAACAAGTTCTACATCTTTAATATTGTAATCAATAAATGATTGATAGTCTTTTGTATACCAATCTCTAAAAGTTTCATGTGGGTTCTCATCTTTTTGTATACCAAGTTCAACACTAGCAATATGATCTAGTCTATAACTTTCTTGATTGGTATATGTAAACTTTCTATACAGATCAAAATAATCTAAGGCAGCAATACCTCGAATATCATAAACCATTTGAGTTCTACCCATTTGATAAACTTCTTTTGAATATACATCACCCCATGGTGATAATCTTTTAGCATCATCTTCGCCAAGAACATTTTTAATTCTATTAATTAAATAAGGAATATCAAAAAATTCTGTATTCCAACCTGTAATAATATCAGGAAAGTTAGATCGCCAAAAGTTAATAAAATCATAAAGTAAATCTTTTTCAGATTCACATTTAAAGTAAGTCACATCTTTTCGATTAGTTTTATATTCTCTTAAACCAAATACAACAATCTCTTTATTCTGTTGATTTTTTAGTGTGATAGATAATAGTTCTTCGTCTGCAATGTCTGGGTTAGGAAATCCATTTTCACAAGCAACTTCAATATCGATTGTAGTAATTAATATTTGATCTTTGTTAAAGTCATTTCCATACTCTTCATTTAAAAATGAATACTGAAATTGTGTATTACCATAAACAAGATGAGGTTGATCTTTATAATTTTCAACCCATTCTTTTGCTTCTTTAATTGTTTGATGTTTTATTGGCGTGACATACTTGCCGTTTAATGTTTTAAACTTAGTTTCACGCATGACAGGGCAATACAAAGTTGGCGAATACTTAATCTTCCTCGCAACTCTTTTACCATCGACCACCTCACGCAAGAGTAATGAATTACCCCACGGCACAATGTTTGTATAAAACCTCATAATATAACCTTCAATGTATTAATGTTTACTTTGTCTCTTTTGGATTCTTACCAATATTATACTTCGTCTTCAGTTCCCAATTCTTTTTGTCTTTAAAAGAAATAATCTTTATCTGACTTAATGGTGACATGTTGTCAACATCTTCTTTGGGAATAGAAACTAAACCCCAATCTTTTAAAAGATTAGCAATTCTATTTCTACGACCAATATCGTTTTCTGTTAAATTGGTATCCTTACCATCCAAAGCAAATAGTTCTTTAAAGTGAACAATATAATACTTACCTTGTTTGTGTAGGATATGACATGATTGATATAATATTTTATCTTTCCTAGAGGCAACACCAATACGGGAAAGAGTTTCTCTGACTTTTAGGAAGTCATCTGGCTCTTTCAAGATCACTTCGAGCATTTGCTCTTTTGACCATTTAATGTTTTCCATGTTTACCACCTTTACTCAATATCTTTTTTATCTCTATAATCTGTTCATTACTAAGTATATCAAGAGCCGATTTTGCTTTTTCATTACTATAACCATAATACTCTTTTACATACTCTAAATTTTTTGATTTGCTTGCCTTCATCCATGGTGCAAATCTTTTTCTACTTCTAACACTATTTAGTAAAAAATCATATTGCATTTTACTATCTGTATGATGCAACCTGTTCATTTCGTTGATTAACGATATAGTGTCGCTGAATGGTGCTAGACACTTATTAATGATGTATGTAGGATATTTCTTTTCCCACATAGGGTCATTACCATCCATGAGATTATTTTTACGAAAATTTATAGAGTTGAGATAATCTTTTAATTCGTACATTATATTTTCTCTGTTTTAAAAACAATACAGGTTCTTAATAAAAAACACTTCTTAGTCACTGGCATTGCTTGATGCCAATTACTAGCAGTAAATCCTATTAGTCTATTGCCTTTGTAATTTAATAAAGTACCTTTAGATAATTCATTGTCATAAACCGTAGTACCACCACCATAACTTAAATGCCAATTAAGATTAGGATAATAGATGTAAGTCATTTCACCGTCATCTTGATGAATAGATGGTTCAACACCTGGTGTGTGTGCATTGAAATAACATCTTACAATTTTTGTCTTAGGAACATCTGGTAAGTTTTGAATACTTTCCCATAATGGAATTAGATAATCAAAACCATTCTTTGTCATTTCTTCTATGTCATGACCTGCCAATGTATGCCAATGTCTATCTGGTTCGTTCTTATTTGCTTTGTAATGCCAATGCCATGAGAATGTACCATTATGTACATACTCATCAATCAACTGAGAGATATGTGTCTCTAAGAAGTTATCTTTACAAATAATCATTTGAATTTAACCTGACTCATTATTTCTGTCATACATGCAAGCATATTGATTTCTTGATCTGCTACAAATGCTGACTTGTATTGATAGTCTGAAAGTATTACAACTGCATGAGGAATTGTACTAGGGTCAACATAATCATATAAACTATCATAGATAGTACGATAGATTCTACTAGGGTCATTATCTAGATTATTTACAATCCATTTTCTAACATTAGTAAATTCTTTTGCCTTTAGAAAAGAAACTAATTCTTTTAAGTTTTCATTTCCAATATTTAAAAGAATACCTGCATCTATTTGACCAGATGATGAATACCTTTGTAATTCATTTAATACTCTTCGCCAATCGGGAAAATAAGAATTAATTAATTCTGCAATTGCTTTTGGTTCAAACGATACACCTTCATTTCCTAAAATCTCTTTTACTCTTTCAAAGAAAGCTTGTGCAAGTTTAACTCTCTCACCATTCTTAACTTGAAAATCAATATTAGAACATCTTGATTGTAATGGTGGGATTAATCTGTTTTTGTAATTACATGTAAGAATAAATCCACAATTTTTATGAAACTCTTCCATGAACCCACGCAACGCAGGTTGTGTAGATTGAGGATTTAAGTAATCTGCCTCGTCTAGTATTATATATTTACGACCACCTTCAAGTGATACCGTTGATGCAAAGTTTTTAATCTTAGTTCTTAATACATCAATACCAGATTCCTCTGAACCATTGATGATCATCCATGTACTACCAATCTGTTCAACCATTGCTTTTGCAATAGTAGTCTTACCAGTTCCAGCACTACCAGATAAAATTAAATTAGGAATGTGACCTGCATTAACAAATTCTTGAAATGTATTTTTTAATTTAGACGGAAGAATACAATCTTCAACTCTGTTTGGTCGATACTTTTCAACCCAAAGAAATGTTTCCATTGTTTAACCCTCGTATTTTGACTCAGGCTCTAATGCAATCCAATATTCCACATTGTTAGTCTTTGATTTAAAATGACTAATATTTTTTGAAGAAACTGATACATCATAAGTACCTGGTAATAATTTTAAATTTTCTACTTTGTAATAAAACTCAAAAGACTTAGATTTGTCTGAAGTAGTATTTACTTCGATAGAGTAATTATTAGCAGTATCATTTTTTTTATCTGATACCGTCATAGTAGTTTTACCATTCTCTTTTTTCAACACTAAGTCTGGTGCTTGAATTACAGACGCAGCCTTTTTAAGTTGATTAAGAGTATCACTAGTAATTTCAAAACAAACATCCACACTTGGCATTGTTATCATTTTACTAGGACTTGTCACTACACTCGGGTCAGAATAAAAGTAATTTAATTTAGTACCTTTAGCAGCTTCTTCCTTGATTGTTAAGTATTGATCTTGAAAATCAATAACAGGTTCTTTGAATAAACTTGTCGATGACAAAAACTCATTCAAATCATAAATTGCAAATTGTTGATCAAATTGTTCATCAACATTTGCCTTTGCCAGAATGTTTTTCATTGCTGACATCGTAGTAATTGTACTACCTTCTTTAACCAATAAATTAGGATTTATTGTCGAAAAGTTTTTTAGTACATTCACCGTATTTTCAGTTAGTTTCATTTTTCGCTTTCTCCATAGTATTATCTTCACTTGACATTAATAGTATAATATAGTGAATTGCTTTTAGCAAGTCTTTTCTATTACGACCATCTTTCTTACCAAACCTACACAAATACTTAATTGCATTTGCTTGACAAAAATCTTTATCTATACCTATATCTCTTAATAGGTCTTGCACCTGTGTGCCTTTACTTACTTGAGCATAGTGTTGACCATATGTAGATTTAATATAATCACCTATCTCGTTTAATATTTTATCTTCGTTATACTTCAAAATGACACCCTCCATAACTTATAGTTTCTTAGTGTCACCAAACCTGTTGATACATAATCTGGCATAACTAACATCACACCTTTTTCTGCTGTGATACTATCATATATTTTTGGATAGAGATCATGTCCATAACCAAAGTTAGTAGATGAACCCCAAGTCAAATCTGCTTGACCTGTATCATCTAAGAACATAAGAATTTTAATCTGACCTTTTTCCCCAATAGTCAATTTCTTTTCTAGGTTATATGCTTTCTTTAAATAAGTTTTAGAAATTTTAGTGATGATTGCATTTAATGCTTCAATGTCATTGCCGTCTTTTATTTCTTCAGTAATTTCACTAGGAAACTCGACACGCAATATAGGACACATGGTTTGATTTCTCATTTCGATTTTCAAACCTTTATTAGTTTCTTCTTGTTCTTTCTCAAGATTACTTTTTTGAGAAACTAATTTATCATCAATCTTTTTTGCTTGTTCGTTAAATTCTTTATCTGGTATTGCTTTACCGTCAACTTGATCAAATGCTTTCATAATAATATTCCTTTATATAATTTATACAACAAAAGGGGGGTCGTTGTCAACCCCCCAAGTGAGATATATTATTTTATTGTGATCGTTTTGAGTTTATCTTTCTCTGGTACAATCTTTTCCATTGATACTTTCAATAGACCATCTTTAAGTTCAGCGCCTGTGACTTTCACATCATCTGCAATAGTCCAAACCCTTTTAAATGATCTCTTTGAAATACCTTTATGCAGTACGCCGTCATTATCTTCGACCTCTTGAGTGTCTTTATCTTTAACAGAATTGATAGTGAGTTTACCTGCCTCTACTTCCACATTAATATCTTTTTTAGAGAACCCTGCAAGGGCAACTTCGATATTATATTTGTTCTTGTCAGTTTTGACAATGTTATATGGTGGATAGTTAGTTTGATTAACCAATCTCATATCTGAATCGAACATAGAATCAAAAGACGAAAATACATCGTCAAATCCTATTGAGAATGGTTGTAGTTGTTGAAAAAAGCTTAATCTGGTCATATTAGAACCTCCTTATTTTAAGCAAAGTTTAATTTGATACCTCTAATGAGCGTATCATAGTTATTTATATAGGGATTGACCTTCACTTTGTCAACCCCTACACAAATTTTATTAT